TTCTCGTTGAGATTAAGCCACTGGCTCAGACTCGCGAACCCAAGAAACAACAGAGAAGAACTAGACGCTATATCAACGAAGTGATGACTTGGGGTAAGAATCAATCGAAATGGAAAGCTGCCGAAGAGTATTGTAAAGATCGTGGCTGGAAGTTTCAAATTATAACAGAGAAGGAATTAAACGGCTAATGCCTGCATCAATCTATACTAAACTAGTAAACCAAGCCATCAAAGCTGGATTTGACGTCACCGATAGATCTAAGAAATCTATAAAGTGGCTCAGAGAAAGATACAATGACATTAGCAAGGCTTCTGTTGCCCCAGCAAAGTTTGTTGACCAATCAGATCGCAAAAGAAAGCGTGGCGCTATTGGTAGAATGTATATGTTTGTCTACGACCCAAAGGGCAAGAAAGAACTTCCATTCTATGACCGCTTTCCTTTAATCTTTTTCGTAAAGCCAACAGAGGGTGGATTCCAAGGAATAAACCTGCATTATCTGCCACCCATTCTGCGCGCAAAGCTAATGGACGCTCTGTACGAAACACAGGTAAATGGTGTAGTCAGCAACGAAACAACCAAGCTGAAGATTAGCTATGATCTATTGAGCGCAGCATCTAGATTCTATTTGTTCAAACCATGCTTCAAACAATATCTGTATAAACACACTAGATCTGAATTGATGTACGTTCCGCCAGAAGAATGGGATATGACTGTGTTTCTACCAACCGAACAGTTTAAGAAAGCAACTAAAGATCAAGTCTGGAAAGACAGTAGGAGCAAACTCTAATGCCATATCCATTTAACAATAATACAGGAACAGGCGAAATTCCTAGCCTTGGCGATTTGATTGGTCAAGGTCCTAGGCTGACTGCAGAATTTGCACCTGCGTCAAGTAGTGATGCGCCTGGAGCTGGTACTCCTGCAGGTCCAGCCCAAGGGTATAATCAGTTTTCTGTTGAAGAATTCAAAGCAAAGTTCTTAGAAGTTGGTTTAGTAACTCCTTCTAATTTCTTGGTAAAGTTTACGCCACCAGAAGCTGCTGGCGGTGACGCATACTCTGATGTGGCGTTCTTGTGTGGAGCGACTAGACTTCCAGGAATGCGTGTTGCTACAACGAGCCTAAGAAGATATAATTATGGTAATATCATCAAGATGCCTTATGATGCTTTGTTTGATGATATTGAATTGACGTTCTATGTTGACGCTTCACAAGCGAAATCTTTGGATTTATTTCATAAATGGATAAGAAGTACAATTGATGTCGGTAAAGAATTCGCGGATGGAAAACGAAGTAAAACAAACTTTGTTTCGTATCGAAAAAATTATATTTGTCCAGAGTTAAAGATATTCGTCATAAGTCAATTAGCTGGTCTAGAAAATCCTGAGTCAATGCCAGAAGATACAAGTTCTAATGGCGATTCGCAAGCAGAAGGCGCAGGAACTCCAAATGCACCAGCATCACTTTCTACTGGTAATTATGCTATCGTGGAATGTACATTGTACGACGTCTTTCCTATTCAAATCGGTGATATTACTTTAGATTGGGGTGAGTCTGATAACTTTGCTAGAGTAAATGTAACATTCTCTTATAGAGTGCATGAATTCAAGTTTGGTAAATTCAACAAGAGAAGTCTTGGCTTTAAGACTGGATATTCATATAGTCCTATATCAAGCACTCTTACTGGCGTCGATCCTGATGCAGCCGAACAAGCAGATTTCTTAACCAGTCTGACGCAGTTCTTAGGAAAAGTCGCAGATACGAAGAGAAAAGTACAACAATTCCAAACTAATTGGAGAACTTTCCAGAACGCAAAAGGTGGACTTGGCAAATTAACTGCTCTAGGAAATCTAGCAGGTCCAGGAAGTGCATTAAACACAACAGCGAATCAACTAAACCAAATTGTTTCATTAACAAATTTCATCACAGGAAATGGCACCGTAAAAGCTAGATCGGGTACAAAGAAAGTGATAAATACATTACCTTAATTATTTTATTGATTGGAGATTACAATGGCATTACCCAAAATTAAACAACCACTGTTTACTATCGAAATTCCTTCGACCAAACAGGTTGTTCGTTATCGCTCGTTTACAGTAGCAGAAGAAAAGCTTCTTTTGATTGCTAAAGAAAGTTCGGAATTATCTGATATCATCAATGTCTACAAACAGATTATCAATAACTGTATCGTAGATGAGATTGATGTTGATACTCTGGCTTATTTTGATCTCGAATATATCTTCTTGATGCTGAGAGCAAAATCTGTTTCTAATATCGTAGAGATACAAGTTACAGACGATGATGGCTCAAAATATCAGGTAGATTTGAACTTAGATGAAGTAAAGGTCAAAGAACAAACTGTAAACAAGTTAATTGACATTGACGATAGCATCAAAGTTATGATGGCTTATCCTAGCTACGAGTCGCTGCTAAGTTTACAAAACAATTCAGGGGATTCTTCTTTAATGTTAAGAGTAATTCGTGATTGTATCTCTCAGATTTACGAGGGCGAAGAGGTATATGAAACAAGTAATTATACTACATCTGAGTTAGATGAGTTTGTTATGAGTTTGCGTTCAAAAGATTTACTAAAAATACAAGGGTTCTTTGAAGATCTTCCACGCGTGTATGCTGACATTAAATACACCAACAGAGCTGGGGTCGAAAAAGAAATAAGACTGGAGGGCATGCAAAGTTTTTTCGCCTAACGACAGGTTATAGCAATCTGTCGAATTATTACAGAACTAATTTCGCTTTGATGCAACACCATAACTATACCTTACATGATATAGAATCATGGTTACCATTCGAGCGCGACGTGTATGTAGAGATGATACTAGCATACCTAAAAGAAGAAAAAGAACGACTAGAAGCAGAACAAAGAAAAAGGTAATTTATGGCTGATTTAATTCCACCACTATTCAAATCTCAAGAAGATTATCGTCTGTACTTCATAGAAGAGGTGGAGAATGGTCGTATTCCAAGAGATCCAGAAAACTCAAAAGAAAAACAAGGTAGATTTAATGCCTATAAACAACCTGGAATTAAACAAAAACATTCTAACCTATTACAAGAAGCCGAAAGAATAGTTGATATAGCGAACAGTAGAACATCAAGACCAGAACCAAGGCAGCTTAATTTATTTAACGACAGTTCTCCTACACAATCTAGACTTCCAAAACCACAAGCAACTGAAGAAGAGCCAGCAGTAAATGCAGTTAATCCGAACCAACAATCGTTTAGCTTTGGTGAAACTGCGCAAGACTTTAGATCGGATGCTGAAGTACAAAAAGACTTATTAACTAAGATCTTTAATACGCTATTTGATATTTCTAAAAATGTTTCTCTAATGACTGAAGGATTCCCAGATCTTCTCGAAGCCAGCAAATCAGTAGATAAGCTAAAAGAACCAAATAGACTGGCAGATCAAGAAGCCAAGAACGAAGACATGGCGAGAAGTCTAAAAGCCAGTGGCGCAAGTGTAATACAAAATACCGCTCAAGGTGTTTTTGGTTTCTTTGAAAAGCTATTCGCTATTCTAACACCATTCTTGGTAGGGTTTCTATTGGGTTTTACTGACCTTACTAATCCTATAAAGTTATTGAAAGACGCATTACTTGGCTTAGCAATATTCATTGGTGGTAAATTCATATACCAATTAGGAAAAGCTCTAACATTGACTCTAATATCAAAATTATTAGAGAAATTCGTTGGTCCAAAAATAATCAATGCTCCGAATTCTATTATTAATGCTGGTGGACTTGGTGCTCCAGGAGCAGGTGGTAAAACTGGCGGAACTGCTGGTAAAACTGGCGGAGCAGGTCGTGGTAGAGTTGGACAACCTGATAGAACTGATGCTCAAATAGCCAGAGAAAAACAATTACGCGCTCAGGGTGTAACTCCTGTCGAAGCCAGACAACGCACGCAAGGATTCTCTGGTTTAACAAAAACCGAACAAAAAATAAAAGGTGTCAAGCCTGTTGGTAATGCTGCTCCAATATCTACTGCTGGTGCTGGTATTACTCCACCTGCTACCACTACAACAGGAAAAGCGATTGGTGGAATTAAAACTTTTGGTAAGGGCTTTTTACCACTTGCCATAGCAGCAAGCCTTATTTCTGCGCCAGCATTGTTCGCCTCAAAGAAAGAGGAAGGAAAGAGTACAGTTAGAGCTGGTACTGAAACTGGTGCTTCAATTGGCGGAGGATTGGTAGGCGGTGTTCTGACTGGAGCTGCAACTGGCGCTGCGCTTGGCGCGATGGGCTTGAATCCATTTACAGTTGCTCTTGGTGCGGCAATTGGTGGTATTGCTGGCGGTATTTTAGGCGAGCAAGTCGCTTCCTCTCTTACCGAAGGATTGTTTGACTTCTTTACAGGTTCGAGTAAAGAAAAGAGAGAAGTAGTTTCTGTATTCAGCGAAGATTATAAAGATCTATCTCTTGATAAGAAATTGTCTGGTATGCAACTAGCTTCGACAATCGAAGAATACAAAAGAGACCCAGAAAAAAGAAGACAATTGAGAGAAACAGCAGAAGCATTACGACGTCCATCTGCTCCGCCTATGGCGGCAGTAGAAAAATATAATGAATTGCCAATGTTTAGCACTATGAATAGGTTAGCCAGAGAAAAACCATTCGAATCAAAACCAACACCAAGTGTAATGATTAATAGAGGTGGAGATACAAATCAGCAAACGGTTGTAAATAGGAAAGCACCCGAAGCAGAACCAACCTTTCGCGGTATGGGAATACCATATAGAAGACCATAAAGAAAAGGGAGCCGAAGCTCCCTTTCTTTTAACCAGCTAATTTTCGGAAGAAATCCAAATCATCATCTTCATCTGAAGCTGGAGTATCTGCTACTGGGGCAGATGGTGCTT